GCTTCAACTTACACTCAATTTGTAACTACTACAGATACTATTGATTGTACTATTGCAGGTGCTGCTCCAGCTACAGGTAGACTCAGAGTTTATGCAACTGTTATTGATTTAGCAGGTCATGGACTAGATGATAAGCCTGATGAAGTCGATAGAGACCAATTAGCTTAAATTTTATATAGGAGAGCAGGGCAACTTGCTCTCTTATCTTATATGGAATTATTATGTCTGGAACTTTTCTCTCATTAACAAATAAAACTTTAGCTAGATTAAACGAGGTTCAACTTACTTCTTCTAATTTTACTAATGCTAGAGGGATACAAGTACAAGCACAAAACGCAGTGAATGAATCTATAAGATATATTAATCAAAGAGAATTTAATTATCCTTTTAATCATGCCACAGAAACTAAAACTTTAACTGCAGGAGTAGTAAGATATAGTATACCCACTTCGGCTAAAACTGTAGACTACAATACTTTTAGATTAGTTAAAGATAGTGACTTAGGTAACTCAGGATACAGATTAGGACAACTAGATTATAACGAATACATAAACGCTGTTAGTGATCAAGAAGATGAGATAAACACAACAACAACTAGCACAACACACACATCTTCCGTTGAGACTATAACAGTGGCTAGTACATCAGGATTTGACTCAGCAGGAACATTACACATAGGAAATGAAGAAATTACGTATACTGCAATAGGTAGTAGTACAACTTTTACTGGGTGTACGAGGGGTGCTGGTGGCACAACTGCGGCTTCCATAGCGAGTGGTGTAACGGTTGCACAGTTTGATCAAGGTGGCATACCTGAAAACATAGTTAGGACACCTGATAACAACTATTTACTTTATCCTTTTCCAAACAGATCATACTCTTTGAAGTTTGATTATTATACGTTTCCCTCTGATTTATCTGCACAAGACGATACAACAAGCATACCCTCTAGATTTGATGCTATTATTGTAGATGGGGCAACTGCTTTTGTTTATCAATATCGTGGTGAGACTAGTCAGTATCAACTTAATTTTCAAAGATTTGAACAAGGCATAAAAAATATGCAGACACTCTTAGTTAATAAATATGATTACATACGTTCAACTTTCATACCTAGAGTTGGAGCGTATAGCACAACGAATATAATTGGTAGAATAGTTTAATGGCAGACTTATCACAAGTAACACCTGTAGCATTTAACTGTGAAGGGGGATTAGTTCTTAATCGTTCTACATTTATGATGAAACCGGGTGAGGCATTAGAACTACAAAACTTTGAGCCTGACATAGAGGGTGGCTACAGACGAATAAATGGATTTAGTAAATATGTATCTGCAGTAGTTCCTCAAACATCTTCTGCTTCAGAAAAAGTATTAATGGTAGCTACATTTGCAAGTAAAGTTGTAGCAGCAAGAGGAACAAATATATTTCAAGCCACTCCGGGTGGTTCTTCATGGACAACTATAGATAGTGGTAGAACAAGTGCAGGTAAATATAATTTTGAAAGATTTAACTTTGATGGTAACGATAAGTTAATTGTAGTAGATGGAGCAAACTCACCAACAGTTTTTAATACATCATTTAGTGCTACAGATGTATCTTCAGGTGGTGGTGGAGAAGTAAGCACTGCAGTAACGGGTGCTAAGTTTGTTGTGGCATTTAAAGAGCACATGTTTTATGCAGGTATGTCAAGTGCTAAACAAGAATTAGTATTTAGTGTACCTTTTGATGAAGATAATTTTGCTACAGGCAGTGGTGCAGGAAGCATTAAAGTTGATGACGAAATAACAGGACTTAAAGTTTTCCGTGAAGACTTATTTATATTTTGTCAGAATAGAATATTTAAATTATCAGGAACATCAACAAGTAACTTTGCAATAACTGCAGTAACAAGGGATATAGGCTGTATAAACGGAGATACTGTTCAAGAATTTGCAGGTGATCTCATATTCTTAGGACCTGATGGATTACGCACAATTGCAGGTACTGCAAGAATTGGTGACGTTGAATTAGGAACTATAAGCTCTAACGTACAGAGTTTATTTGATGCTAACTTATCTAGTGCTTCAGAGTTTGATTCAATAGTCATACCTGACAAGACACAGTATAGAATATTCTTTACAAAAGATGGTACAGGTGAGAATGCTACTAAAGGTGTTATATGTGTGCTAAAAGGACAAACTTTTGAGTTTGCAGAGTTAAGGGGCATAAAACCCGCATCAACAGACACATTTGTATCTGCAGGAGATGTAATAGCTTTACACGGTGCGTATAGTGGTGGCTATGTGTACAGACAAGAATCAGGCAATGACTTTGATGGCACTGCTATACTAGGTAAATATAGAGGTCCTGATATGACTTTTGGTGATGCTGGTATACGTAAACATATGCAACGTGTCATTATAAACTTTGCACCTGAATCAACAATAGATGCAGATTTATTTTTACGATATGACTACGAAGCCAAAGATTCATCAAGACCCGCGGCTTATGAATTAGATTCAGGAGATATAGCGGCTATATACGGAACTACAACATACGGTAGTAGTTCTACAAGTTTTGGAACTTATGGTGGTGCATCACAACCATTAGTAAGACAGTCCGTAGAGGGATCAGGGTTTGCAGTCGCACTTAGAGTTAATGATGGTGGTTCTACTGCACCATACTCACTAAAAGGATTTCAGTTAGAATATCAAGTAGGAGCGAGAAGATAAATGGGAGCTACGTACACTAGACAATCATCGTATAGTGATGGAGATACAATAACTGCCGCTCATACCAATGATGAGTTTAATCAGTTATTAGCAGCCTTTGCATCAAGCACAGGACACACTCACGATGGTACAACTGCAGAGGGTGGTCCTATTACTAAGTTACTTGGAACTGCAATCACAATAGGTGATGGCACTGCAGGTACAGATATAGCAGTAACATTTGATGGTGAATCAAATGATGGCATATTAACATGGAAAGAAGACGAGGACTATTTTGAATTTAGTGATGACATACTTATTGCTTCTACAGAGAAGATACAATTCAGAGATACAGCTATACACATCAGTTCCACTACAGATGGACAACTAGATTTAGTAGCAGACACAGAAATACAATTAGCTGCGACAACGATAGATATAAATGGTAATGTAGATATATCAGGCACAATTACAATCGGTAGTGCAGGTATATCTGAGACAGAATTAGAAGTTCTTGATGGTCTCACTGTAACCACGACAGAAGTAAATATATTAGATGGTGACACAAGTGCTACATCAACAACTGTGGCAGATGCAGATAGAGTTGTACTAAACGACAACGGAACTATGGTACAGGTGGCAGTAACAGACTTGGCTGCTTACTTTGATGATGAAATAACTGCAATGCCTAATCTCGTAACTACTGCTGCTACAACAGTAGGTGCATTAAACAGTGGTTCTATTACAAGTGGTTTTGGTAGTATTGACACAGGTTCATCTACAATAACAACTACAGGATTAATAACAGGTGGTTCATTAGATATAGATGACGTTGTTATAAATGGTAGCACTATTGGTCACACAGACGATACAGACCTTATAACTGTAGCAAATGGCATAGTAACAGTAGCAGGTGAAATATCCGTAACTACATTAGATATTGGTGGCACTAACGTAACATCTACTGCTACAGAGTTAAATTTATTAGATGGTGTATCAGGGTTAGTACAAGCTGACTTTACAAAACTAGCTGCAGTAGATGCAACAGCAACAGAGCTAAACATTATGGATGGTGATACTTCAGCATCATCAACTACACTTGTAGATGCAGACAGAGTTGTAGTCAACGATGCAGGTACAATGAAGCAAGTTGCACTAACTGACTTTGAGACTTACTTTGAATCTGCACTAGACACATTATCAAACGTAACAACAGTAGGCACACTTGATAGTGGTGCTATCTCAAGTGGCTTTGGCAACATAGATGTAGGTTCTAGTAACTTAACTGCAACAGGCACTATATCTTTAGGTGCTACATCTTTTAATGACAATGCTATCACTAACGTAGGTGACATTGCACTTGACTCTATTAGTGCAGATGGAACAGATATTAACGTAGCAGTATCAGACAACTCTGCAACTGCTTTTACAATCAAACAAGGTTCAGATAATTATTTAGTTATAGATACTGCAAATAGTAGTGAGTCTGTATCAATAGGTACAGGTATATCAGGAACTGCCATATCTATAGGACATGGTACATCTGAAACTACTGTTAATGATAATCTTACAGTTACAGGTGACTTAACTGTAAATGGTGCTACAACAACTGTAGACACAACAAATACAACAGTCAAAGATAATTTACTAGAGCTAAACAGTGGTGCAAGTTCTAACTCAAATGATTCAGGTATAATAATACAAAGAGGTTCTACAGGTAACGATGCTTTATTTATGTGGGATGAATCTGAAGATAAGTTTGCTTTAGGTACAACTACAGATAACGCAAGTAGTACAGGTAACCTTAATATGACAACAGGTACGCTTGTTGCTAACATTGAAGGTAATGTCACAGGTAACGTGACAGGTAACGTGAGTGGCACTGCTGCTACAGTTACAGGTTCTGCTCAGTCAAATATAACATCAGTAGGTACGTTAACAACATTAACAGTTGATAATGTTATAATTAATGGCACTACAATAGGTCATACAGATGACACAGATTTAATAACATTAGCAGATGGTATAGCAACAGTTGCAGGAGAGATATCTGTAACTACACTTGATATAGGTGGTACAAATGTTACATCCACTGCGACAGAATTAAACATCATGGATGGTGGTACTGCTGCTTCTTCTACAACATTAGTAGATGCAGACAGAGTTGTTACAAATGACAATGGCACGATGAAACAGGTGGCATTGACAGATGTAAAGACGTACTTAACTAGTGCAGGTTTTACAACAGATGACCCAACTGCACTTGCAATAGCGTTAGGATAATAATATGGCAAATACATTTAGAGTAGTCACATTCGCTGCCGAGCCAAACAGTGCAGGTTCTCCATATACAATATATACAGTTCCGAGTAGCACAACTACAGTAGTGATTGGACTCATACTTACAAACATACATACATCTCAAGTAACCACAGAAGTAGAGCTTGTATCTACTACATCAGGTGGTGGAAGGGCAGCAACCAACGGAACATCTTTTCTAGTCAAAGATGCACCTATACCTGTAGGTTCATCACTAGAACTATTGACAGGTGGTAAGGTTATACTTGAGACAGGAGATTTACTAAGAGTAGACTGCTCCGTAGCAGACAAACTAAGTGGCACACTAAGTATCATGGAGATAACATAATATGGCATACATTGGCAACAACGTACCTGCTAACTTCCAAGCTCCACCTGCAGTCGTAAGATTCAGTGGTGATAATTCTGATACGACTTTTGACTTAGGAAGAACAATAGGTTCAGTGCAAGAAATACTTGTAAGTGTTGATGGTGTTGTCCAAGATAGTGCAGCTTACACTGTACCTGATGGCTCAACATTGACATTCTCGGCTGCACCTTCAAGTGGCACAAACAATATCTTTGTGTACTTTCTTGAGTTGGCTGCAGGAACAATTACACCTACAAGTGAGTTCAAGGGTAACTTTAAAAACGGTGGTATGTTCAGAACTAATGCACAAGCGTTAGATACAAACATAACAATACTTGCCACAGAAAATGCACAGGTAACAGGAACACTTACTATAAATAGTGGGATTACATTGACTGTCAATGATGGTGGAAGGTTGGTAGTATCATGAGCAGAATCAAAGTAGATGCCCTACAAGGTACAAGTGGTAGTGATACTGCTATAACATTAAGTGGTGCAAACGCTACAGTTGGTGGCACACTCGCAGTAACAGGTATTCATACTGTTGGAACTAACGCTATATATACATCTGATGGTGGTGCAGTAACACAAAATGCTGTACAGAGTTTAGTTAAATTTTGGGTTAAGTCTGCTAATAACGCTAGTCCAAATGAGAGCTTTAATGTAGCTAGTGGCACAGATAATGGAACTGGTGATTACTCTTACACATTTACTAATGGTATGTCTAACGTAAATTATTGCACTGCAGGTATGAATGTTGATGACCAAAGAAGATGTCAATACAGAAGGTCATCAGCAACAGACCATTTTAGAGTTAGGCATTGGAATGAAGACGGTGGTTATAATGACGTTGATTCATGTTCAATGCTTTCAGGAGATTTAGCATGAGTACAATCGTAACAGACACAATCACAGGCAAGTCCACTGCAACAACAGTAACCATTGGCTCAACACCTGTAGTTAGTGCAAGTGCAAACTCTATGACTATTAGAGGTGAGGGTAGCAATCAGACAAGTATTCAGCAAGGGTTGGCGAAATGTTGGTGTCACTTAACAGGAAGTGGCACTCCTTCTGCAGCAGATTCTTTAAATATAGGGAGTATCACAGATACTGAATCAGGTAGATTTACATTTAACTTTTCAACTAATTTTGGAAATGCAAATTATGTTGGTTTAAATGGAATGGCAGGTAACGATGGAACTACAGGAACAGGCAGGTCACAAGTATGTGATGCTACACCCACTACAAGTGCTTTTGCTTTAAGGAATTTACAGTGTGATGGCAATGCAGATACTGAAAATGATGATACAAATATACCTGTAGCTTTCTTAGGAGATCTTTCATAATGGCAAACGGAACAATAGCATTTGATACATTACAGACAAGTGGGCAGATAAGAGGAACTGCAAAGTCTGTTGATTCTGACTATTTGGTTTTTGGTTCAAATAAATGTTGGGGTTATTTTGACAGCGATAGTATCATTGACGATAGTTTCAATACAACTAGCATGACGGATAGTGGAACTGGTAATTTTTTGGCTAATTTTACAAACATTATGGTAAATGCCAATTATCATGCTGATGCTAATGGAAATATTAGTTTGGCAGATGCTTCAAATGGTTTAGCTGCTGTTTTAAATCATGCTACTGCTAATATGGGAGTATTTACCTCAAGTTCAGGAGCATTGGTAGATACTAATGGATGCTCATATTCTAATTGTGGAGAACTCGCATGACAATAGAAACACCAGAATTTCAAGGCACACATCTTTGGGATAGATTGTGTTGGGCAAAAGAAAAGTTAGAGCCTTACAGAACAGAATATTGTGTTGTATGGGAAGACCCAGAGACACCTGATGAACCTGCAAAGGTTACACACCCTGACCCTAATTGGATGGCTTGTGCATTGCAAGGTGGCATATTACCACCTGTAGAAGTTTATTGGGAACTCAAGAAAGATGAAGAGAAGCCTGACTTTGTAAAACATACAAGAGGTTATTTGTTACACAACACTAAACCTATTGAAGCAATGACAGAAGAAAGAGCGATAGAATATCTTATTATGAAAGACCTACCAAAGCACGTATGGCAAAACTACGACAAAGCCAACAAGCCACGTATGGTCATTTGTACTAAGTCACAGTTACCAAGCACGAGAGTGTGGCGAAATGCTTGGAAGATTAATGAAGAAATAACCACGCATAACGAAGAAGCTGCTTAAAAGGGAGATACCAATGGCAACAACAAACATCGTAGACAAGGATGGTAACACTATATCTGCATCAGATGCAACTGTTCCATCAGACAGGCACTTCAGAGGTGCTTGGACATTATCAGGTAAGACTATTTCAGAGGACTTAGCTGTAGCGAAAACTATATTTAAAGATAAAGTAAGAGAAGCAAGAAAGCCTTTACTTGAAGAAGAAGATGTAGTGTATATGAAAGCACTTGAAGCAGGAGACAGTTCTGCTCAATCTGCAAGTGTAGCAAAGAAAAAAGCACTTAGAGATGCACCTGCTGCAAAGGCAATCACAGATGCAGACACTATTGCAAAGCTAAAAGCTGCTTGGGATACAAGCACATTAGGTGAAAGTCCATACGCATAGGGAGTAAGTAATGGCTCTAACTAAAGTAAATAGAGGTGGCTTGAACACTGGTATCTCTGATTCCAGTGATGCTACATTTTTAACTGTCACATCAGGTGAAGGTGCGACTTTTGCAGGAACACTTGCAGTAACAGGTGTTCATACTATTGGCAACAATGCAGTAGCAACATCTGAAGGTGGTGCAGTCACACAAAATCTTGTTCAAGGTTTAGTTAAACTTTGGGTTAGATATGAAAGTTCTGCCATTCAAGATTCTTTGAATGTTTCATCTCTTTCTGATTTAGGAACTGTCAATGATAATTTGGTTATAAGTTTTACAAATAATTTTGATGATAAAGATCATTATTGTCCTATAGGTCAGTTTAGGTCAGCATTAGATGGACCAAGTGCAAATCCGGGAGCATTAAGAATATCTGTAGGTAGTGATACTAATAACTGTACTACTGCTCAATTGGGTGGATCAATAGCTAATGCTGCTGCAAATGCTATGTTAAATTGGAACGCAGGACTAGCGACAATTCATGGAGATTTAGCGTAATGGCATATATAGGGGTCAGTCCTTCTAATGGAGTACGAAACAGATTTCAATATCAAGCAACTGCAGGGCAGACTAGCTTCAGTGGTTCTGATGCTAACTCTTTGACACTAACCTACACAGATAGCTTGTACATGGATGTATATCAAAACGGAATATTACTTGTTCCGGGAGATGACTACACTGCAACTACAGGTACAACTGTCGTACTTGTACAAGCAGCGAGTTTGAATGACATCGTAGAGATGGTTGTGTATGATGTGTTCTCAGTCAACGAGACTTACACTAAGACTGAATCAGATAACAGATATCCGTTCTTGGGTAACGACAGTATTATCAGAACAAATGGACAGACTATAAGTGCAGACATAACAATCAGTTCAACAACCAACGGATTATCAGCAGGTCCTATAACACAGAACGCAACTGTTACTGTTAATGGATATTGGAGTATCGTATGAGTTCACAATTAAATGTAGATACCATTGTAGATAAAGCAGGGTCAGGTGGCACAAATGTTAAGATTGCTAATACCTCCACCTATGTGTCCGATGAAGGCACAGCAACGCAAAACACTGTGCAAGGTATAGCAAAACATTGGACTCTACACAACGATGGCACAGCATTAGACTCTTATAATTTGTCTACTTTGACAGATAATGGCACTGGAGATTTTACTCATGCCTTTTCTAATAATTTTAATTCTTTAGGCAGATATTCTGTGTCTGGAGTAGCACAAGACACTAATAGTAAAAACGCACAAATAAATTATATGTCAAGTAATGCAAGTCTTGATGCAGGTTCTATTCGCTATCAGACAGGTTTTGTTGCTAACACTAGTGGTGGTCAAACAAATCACGACTGTAATAGTACCTCTATGACAATACACGGAGATTTAGCATAATGGCTAGTGAACTTAAAGTAGATAAATTTACAGGTGTAACCACAGCAGGTTCTATTGATGTTACAGGTGAAGGCAATAGTACAACAACTAATCTGCAACAAGGGTTAGCAAAAGCATGGTTTAATGTAAATCAAACAGGCACTCAGGCATTTAGAGATAATTTTAATTTTTCTAGCCTGACAGATATAGTTGTTGGAGGAACTAAATTGACTTTTACAAACCCTTTTAATAGCGAAGGTTATGCCGCAGGAAATTTTGCAAAACCTGTTGATGGAGGTGGCTTTGCTATTCTTCGAATGTCTGAACCAGTGTCAACTACTGAATTTCAATTTTTGGGCGAAGATGCAAGTGATACTAACACTGATTGTCATACAGCAACAGGAATGATGACAGGAGACCTCGCATAATGGCTAGTATATTAAGAGTAAACACATTAACAGATGCAAGTAGTAATAATTCTACACCTATGGCTACTATTAATCAGGGAACAGCAAAGGCTTGGTCACATCACACAAGCGTTTCAAGCACTTCTTTAGAAGACAGTTTTAATTGTTCAAGCATCGCTGACAATGGTACAGGTAATTCAACTATAACTATGTCAAGTGCTATGGGCAATGATGATTACTCCTGTTCTGCATCTTCAGGTATACCTGCCAACTCAGGGTATTGTGATGTGACTAATAGTTCAACTACTACATTTAGTCTTAGAAGTTTTAATATTGTGACAAGTACTGCAACCATTACTATTGCAGATGTGGCAGATAATAGTTGTACAGTACTAGGAGACCTAGCATGACCAAAGCAGCAGAATTAGCAAAGATGGGTGAAGTCCTAACCAATAGTCAGATTGGGGGTAGACGTAACATTGTTATCAATGGTGCAATGCAAGTGGCACAGAGAGCAACAAGTGTAACAGATTTAGGTAACTCAGCAGGATATAAAACAGTAGATAGATTTAAAGTAAATTGTGACACAGGAAATGCTACAGCAGGAAGATTTACTATGTCTCAAGTTACAGACATACACGATGGTTTTACAAATGCTATAAAACTAGACTGCACAACTGCCGACACCTCTATTGCAGCAGGAGAACAACTTACCTTAGAAACATCATTTGAAGGACAAGATTTACAACAATTAAAAAAAGGTACAAGTGATGCAGAAAAAATAACAATATCTTTTTACGTAAAAGGTAATGGTAATGCAACTTATATGTTAGAAGTAAAAGATGGTGACAATGATAGACTTAATCATCATCAGTTTGCAGTAACTTCATCTTGGAATAGAATATCTGTTACACTAGCAGGAGATACCACTGGTGCTTTAGACAATGATAATGCAGAAAGTCTTGAACTTAGATTTTGGCTTCATGCAGGTTCAAACTACACAAGTGGTTCATACACTGAAAATACATGGGCAAGTCAAACTCATGCAAACAGAGCAGTAGGTATTTCTAGTTTTTTCTCAAGCACAGATAATACATTCTTTATTACTGGCTTACAGATGGAAGTAGGCTCACAAGCCACACCATTTGAGCATAGGTCATTTGGGGAAGAACAAAGATTATGTCAAAGATATGCTATTGTTTACAGTAAAAATGGTCAACCAAATATGGGTCAAAAAGCTATAGGAACTGGGGCATCAACTAACAGCAGTGGAGCTTATCAAGCATTTATATTTCCACAAGTAACTATGAGAGCAGTTCCCACACTAACAGTGGGTGGGTCTGTATCAGACTATGAGATATTAAAATATGAAACAGGATTTGTTGACTTAAATAGTTCTATTTCGTTGTACTCTGCTTCTGGTAGGTCTTTATTTGTTTTAGCTATTTCATCAGCAACAGCAGAAGCTGAAAGAGGTAGAGACGTAATTATGAGATTAGAGGGCGATAATTCAAGTCTATTGTTTGATTCGGAGTTATAAAATGAATATTACAAAAGCACAATATGTTAGTGAAACACCAATGCCTAATGAACCTATTATAAGAGTAACAATAGATGGTATTGAGATGACTGTACCCCAAGACCCTGACAACAGACATTATCAAGCAATCCAAGAATGGGTAGCTGAAGGCAACAAGATAAAGGATGCCGATTAATGTTGGGTCACTCTGCCATCGCTGAAACTTCCATAGCTGATGTTGGAGGTTTATTATTAGCGGCGACTGCAGAGTTAAATGGTGTAGCCTCAAAAACATCTGTAGGCGTTGGTATATTAGCTGGTATAGCCGATCTAAGTGGCGATTTTACACAAACATCAACTGGTACTTTTATAGGTATTACATCTGCGGACTTGAGTGCAAACTTTGAACAAGAGTCTGTAGCTTTTAGATTAGAAATAACTGATTTAGAGTTCACAGCAGATTTTACACAAACAGCAGATGGAACATTAATAGCTATAACATCAGCTACAGCAGATTTGAATTTTACAAAAACATCATCT